AGAGTTTTTTACTAGTATTTGTATTTCTTGTATTTTTAATTTATCTTTAAGTAGATCTCCTCTATAAGGTAAAGTAGTGTTAAGTTTTACTTGATCAACTCTGTTTTCCATAAACTTAACATTACCAGACTGTGACGTTATTTCTTCGTCATTATCTATGAAATAACCAAATTGTTTAGGTACAAATGCAGCTTGAGTAAATGGAGCCATTAAAGAATATTCTCCATCATCATATTTAAATCTATAGCTAAACTTAGAAAACTTATCTTTTAATAATCTAGTATCTCCTTTATAATTAACATCGTAATCTGGGTTTCTTCTTTGGATTTTAATTTTTAAAGTTCCTGAGCCTAAGTTTAATCCTGATTGTATATTTACAGATTGCACTGCAACTGAAGTAGCTATATAACTTTGATCTGAGTCGCCTATTGTAACTAAATCTCCGTTATTAACATTGCCAAATAAATCAAAATTATCTGTAACAGTAGAAGGGGTAGTGTAAGTACCAGCTATAGTTATAGCCCCAGAAGTGTTGTTATAAGTTCCAGTAGTTATTATATGAGCTGGTAAATATTCTTCAGAGTTAGATATTAACGTGCTATTATCAGAAGTATCTAAAAAACCAAAAGGTTCTACAGGTGCGAATTTAGCAACTGAAATATGGTCTTCACTGTAATAGTAAGGGTTATTAGTTCCAGAAAACTCGTAGCTATTGTCAAAAGCTTTTTGTATATTTATTTTTCTTGGTTGATTTCTATTGTCAGTCCAAAAAAGTAAATTTTCAAGTAAGCTTATATTTATTATTTGATGTGTTTTAGAAAAGTTAAGAAAGTTTCCAGCTATTAAAACTCTTTTATCGTTTGTCAATACGTTGTATTCAACTATATAGCAACCAGCTCCTTTGTATATAAAAACACCAGGAGGAGTTGTTTCGTCTATGTAATCAGCTGGTGCGAAATTACTAACTCTACTACTTGATGAATCACTATAATCAGTTAAAAACAAAAATATTTTATCAGTTGTAGTGTCAGCATAGTAACCTATAATTTCTAAGTTTGGTAGCTCTATTTCACCAGGCCTTATAGTTGTGCCATATTTTTCTGTGACTTTTTGTCTTTCTAGAGTAGCTATGTCTACTTTTAAATTAGTTAATTGAGTATTGCCTAATACGTTTTCTAATGCTCCAACGTCAGAACCTTCAGATCTACTAATACTAACATTTCTAGCGTCTCTATATTCACCGTTAGGTATAAGTCTAGAGTCTAAAGTTTTATTCATCTTAGACTTCAGAAAAGTATTTTTAATTTCTGGCATACTTAATGTTTAATCCATTTAGATTTGTTTCTAAACACTTGAGAGATCTCTTCTATCTTTATATTGCTTAAACGTATTTTAGCGTTTCTAAGAGCGCTAGAACGGTCTCTTTTGAATCTATTTACTATGTATTCTGGAATACCTGCTCTACCTGATAGTATAGAATAAGCTATATGCATGTACATTGCTTGTTCTGCCATCTTAGGTAGTTTCATGTCTAAATCTACAGATAAACCATCAGATATATATTCTAGTATAATTAACTTACCTGCTAAATCACTTGAGAAAGAAAAAGTACCTGTTCTTTCGTTTATAGTAAACATACCATTAACTTGAGCTTCTTCAGGTTGTAATCCATATCTTTGTCCTAATAAAAAATCTCTTCTAGGTATCCTATAATCATCAGGCTGTAAATCAGTTGTTAAAGATCTGCTATCCCATCTAGTTTCAGTCTCTGATTGCTCTGCTAAATTGTTTTCACCTTGAGCATCTTGAGTTGGTATACCATCATCATCTTGTATAGGTAGTTCTGTTGGATTAGAAGTTACTCTAGTTGGATAAATAATATGCTTAGCTCCAACATCGTCTATCCATGAACACTTAACATAGTTAACATAGTCTTGTGGTATAACTATAGATAAACTAGGTGGTATAGTTAACTCTTGTGATTTAATACTTTTTAAAGTATCATAGCTAAATTCTTGTAAACCTCTTTTAGCGTGAAACATGATATCAGTTCTCTTAGCAGATGGTATTAATTTACCAGCTCCTATATATGCAACCATAAAGTTGTTTATAATGTCGTTTAGTTTTATGTACTCGTAACTGCCATAATTATTATCTATAGCAAACTGTAATAATTTTATTTCTATAACATCTCCAGTAACTTGAGTTCCACCTATTGTTACTTGATTAGCTGCGGATAATGTATATTGACTAGCGCCTGGATTAGAAGCAACGTATGTTATTGGAGCATTGTTAACTAAAACTTTAAAGTTAGCATTAGAAACTCCAGCTAAAGCTACTACTAAATCAGTGTCTCCAGTCCAGTCAAATACTTGATTTACTACTGCTGGTTGAGTAAATACCTGTTGGCCAGAGTAATATTGAGCGTTAGTTTCTGTTAATAGTCCCATTTATTATGATTTTTCGTTTACTTCTTCTTGTTGTACCCTTTGCGCAGCTACCTGTACAATTTGTGGGTCTCTTATTACTACACCTTGATACAATAAAACTTTTAACACTACTTCAGTTCTTTCAGAGTTATGTAATTCAAAATCAACAGCATTAGCCGAATCAAAAACTAACTGACCTAAAGAACCAGTTGTAAAAGCCCATTTAATGTCAGTCGGCTTTTTAACATACTGCATTTTTATATGAGCTGGATCAACTATAGCATCAAGACCTGTATTAGGATAAACTAAAGCTTTATTGTCTTCGTATAAATATATTGGAAAGTTTTTTGTAGGTGCAGTTAAAGGAGCTTTTCTAATATTATATATCTCTGCTCTACCTACTCTTTGTATTTCTTTATATGTACTAGTATTTGGTTCATAAGTAATTGAACCTAGTCTATACAACTCAGAAGGAGTTGTAAAAGGATTTGTACCACCAATAGTTTTTTCAGCTACTGTTTGATCGTTTTCAGTTTTAAATTCTGCAATTTTTTCATCTGTAATAGCAACTCTATTAGAGTATTCCATATCAGATTGTGGTATACGTAGTTGTTGATTTAAGTCTTCAAAGTAAGCCTCAAATATTTCTCTTTGTACTTGGCTACCTATTTTATTAAATTCATCAGGTGTCATATAACCCCTTTGTTCTTTATTTAAAATAAGTAATACAGTTTTATATACAGTATCTACGCTTATTGCCATTTTTAATATTTTAAAAAGAGGCTACATTAGTAGCCCCTTGTAATTATAGTCACTTGTTATTTTAACTTTTTCTGGATAGATTTATAAACCTCTACGCCTTCGTCAGTTTTAAACCACGCAGCTAAAGCTGAATATGGGTTTTCATCAAAAGGAACGTTCATAAGTTTTCTACCATTACTAGCCCAAGTAAATGTTCTTTGATCTTGAGATAAACCTAATATGTTAGCTTCAACAGCTTTAATACCAAAGTTTCTTAATTCTACGTTTTCATCATTTGCTAGCTCTATAAACAAACTAGGGTTTGATCTAGCAAATAACATTAAATCTCTTTTAAGTTCTTTAGAACTCATCTTAGACACGCTAGAACCTTGCTCTACTCTAAGTATTGCTTCTGCTTGATCAATATCCATAGTCATAGCAGCATTTAAAGCTTCTATTTCTGTTTCTAAATAATCTAAATCATCAGTCGCTTCTTGTACATCATCTTTTTCAGCATATAATTTATTCCTGTTTGGATGATATAATGAAAGCATTTTTTGTAAAGCTATATCAGATTTAGGTACCATTAATACACCGTCTTCAAAAACAATATGACCTAATGTTGCAGATCCAGTTTGTTCATCAACAAATGGACTTTTCATATTAGTCGCATATCTTAGTTCTCTATTATAACCTTTTGCTTCGTCAAAGTACATTAAAGGTTTTCTAGCAGAGTGCTTTGAATTAATTCTAAATGTTAAAGGTGACTTGTCATTTAATAAATGATAATATCTATCTTTTATTTCCCAAGTATCTTTTTTAATTTCTTTTGCCACAGCTTTAACTGCAGTCTTTTTTTCTTTTGTTTCCATAATATAATATAATATAATAATTAAAAAAGACCCCGCCGAAGCGGGATCTTGTTATTTTTTGCTATATAGCAGCCATAGTTGTTTTGCTAATACCAGAGCTTAGTGATAATAATGGAGCAGCGCCAGAAGCACCGTTCATTTTATCAATAGCACCTAGCACAGCATCAACGTCAGCTTGAACTAAATTAGAAGATCCATCTATAGTAACTTTGTAACCGCTAAGGTAATTTACCACTATATCATTAGACACTAATTTAACATCACCTACGTTTTCCGCAGATACTAAATCAAATTTAGCAGAAGTTCCAGCCGTAACTGTACTATGCTTTTTTATTTTAATATATCCCATTTTCTTTATCTTTTAAATGTTAATAATTATATAGTAGATTTAAATAACACGAAGTTATTTGCACCTTGTACACAAAGACATCTTTCAGATAAGAAATGTACTTGCATTGCATCTAAAGAAGATGTATAAGCTCCGCCTACTGAACCAGTAACCCAAGACTTCATTCTTCTATCATCTGCTTCAGAAGCTCTATATCTTACATGTAAGAAAGGACGTCTGATATTTTGACCTAACATTTGATCATAAACAGTGGATGTTCCAGCAGGAATCATAACACCATCAATGTCTCCAGTTAAACCTCTTGTAGATGCGTCATTTAAGTATTTCCAATCAGTTTTGTAGAAGTCATAAGAACCTCTTCTAAAACCAGAAAATCCAAAGTTAAGCGCCATGTCTTCTTCATTGTTAAATAAACCGTAAGAAGCGTTAGCAGTAGAAGCATAACCTCCACCAGCTTGAGCAGCAATCATGTCATCGAAATCCAAAGCAGTAGCTCTTGATAAAAATAACATATTTTCTTCAATAGCACCTTGCTTATCTAGTTGCTTAAGAATAGCATCGAAATCACCTAAAGCGCCAGACCCTGGAGCAGCAGCACCAGCAAAGTCGTTATAAATGTTTCCTCTAGCTTCAATAGCAGCAAATAAACCTTCAGAACCTTCAACAGATAAATTAGTGTTTGCTCCTTTTTTCTCAGCTTCAACCATACTCATTTCTAAGTAATCTTCAAAACGTAATCTTGTTTCAGATTCAGCTTTTAGATACCATAAGTATCCAGAAGTACCATCTTCAGTAGCAACTTCAACCCAACCAATTTGAGCAGCATCAGATCCTGAAACCTGGTACATGTCTTTCAATATAATTGGCTTGTTTGAAAATTGAGTGAAATCAGGCTGAATAGCTCTAACTCCTGAAGTAACAACTCCTTGGTCCATTCCTGGAGTTCCTTTATCAAATTCAGAACCGTAGACAAATATTTTAATACCTGAGGTTGTAGATAGCCCTCCAGCAGTTAAACCTGTTCCAGTAACTAAATCAGCAAATTTATAAGCTTGAACAGTAACAATAGCCACTCTTGCAAATGGACCTGCTCCACCAGCAAGACCTACGTCTGAAACTCTAGCTTTAACACTATTTAAGCCATCAGAAACAACTATAGTTTGCCCTACTCTAATAGCACATTCTTTACCAGTTTCTATAGGCACATATATTTCATCTCCGTCTTTTATTGAGCAACCGTCATAAGAAACGTGTAATCTATTTTGTTCAGACCAAATTACTTGATCCGATGTCATTGGCATCTCAGCGCCAACCATTCTTAAGAAACCTTGTAACGTTCTGTTACCAAATCTCTCTACTTCTGCTTCGTATAACTCAGGTAAGTATTGTTGAGCAAAAGTATCGCTATCACCAGCACCAGTACCTCCATTAAAAGACAAGTAGTTAGTATCTAACGCTTGTTTCTTTTGAGCAGGTATTAGTCCGGGAGCATTGGAAATGTCTAATCCCATTTTATTTTAGTTTTAAGTTTTATTTTTGTTTTGTTTTTATTTTTAACTTAGAACTATCTACACCGCTAATTGCTTTCACTCTTAATCCGTTAATAAATACATCACCTGTAGATGTTACTCTAGGTTCGTTACTTACATTTTTGGATTTAGCCATCACATCTTTTACAGCATCGGCTTTGCCTTGCTCATAGAAATGATTAGCTATTGTGTCAGCGTTTTCAGCAGCATAAATGGCTTTGTGGTAACCAGCATAATCTTTTACTTCACCTTTTTCATTTAGGAACTTCCCAACAAAATTAGTTAGATCAGATTGGGCGTTAGCAACACTGTCAGTATCCGAAAGTCCATATCTAAATTTCTTTTCACCAATATTGAAGTCAAAACCTTTGAATTCTTGGTTAAAGAAGTTTTTAGTGTTACTTTGGAACCTCTTGTGTTGATCTTGAACCATTTTCTGTTCTTCGTTGTATCTATTGAAAAAGTCCATAGCCTTTTGTTGGTCTTGAGTTACGCCGGGTCTCAACTTGATTTCGTCGTAATATTTACTCTTAGTGTCCTCTAAAAATTTACGGGCTTTAGCAATTTCTTCTTTGAAGGCAAGCTTTTTCTTTTTTATATCTCGCTCTTCATCCACTTCTTCGTCAAATGAAAAGTTATCTTCTAATAAGAAGTTAACCTCTTCCATATCTAAGTGTGGTTTAGTCTGTTTGTAGTATTCTCTAATTAAAGTATTGTCATCTACGTTGCTATAATCAGCATTTAATCTAACGTAGTCTTCAACTGTACCACCTGTTTCTTCCATAAACTTAACTAACTTTTCTACATTTTCAGGTAAGTTAATTTCTGGTTTAGCTGGCTCTGGAGCAGTTTCCATAACTGGCTCTTTTACTTCTTCTACTTTTTCTTCTTCAGTAACTTCTTGTATTGGTGTTACTTTTTCTTCAGTAGCTTCTTCAGTTTTTTCTTCAACAACTTCTTTTACTGGCTCTTTTTTAACAGCCTCTTCCTTAGCTTCATCAACAACAACTTTTGTTATTTCTTCTTCTACAGGATCTTCTTTTTTAGATAAATCTACTTTTATAGTTTCTTGTTTTTTGGTAAGTTTCTTAGGTCTACCTGGTTTCTTTTTTATTTTAAAAGAACCTTCCTCTTTTACTTCTTCTGACATAATATAATATAATAGTTAATATAAAATTACTTAGGAGCAAATTGCTCTAAGCCAAATCCACCCATAGTATCATTACCAGCGGATTCAAAGTTCTTCGGTAATAAATCATTTTTTCTTTGATCTATTAACTCAGATTGTTGCGTTGCTTGTATTTTAGTTCGTTCGTCTTTACGATCTTCTTTAAATTCTTCTTGTTGTTTTCTACTTTGTCCTTGAGCTTGAGTAAGTTGCATATTATAATTAAACTCTAGTTCCATTAACTGTTGTTTAATCTGTGCTTCTCTCTCCATCTTTTGTACTTCAAAATCACTCTTAGCTTTTTCAAGTTGCATTTTTTGCTCAGTTAATATTTGCTGCTTGTTAGCTTCCGCCATAGCTGTTTGTTCTGCTAACTGTGCATTAGACTGTGCTTGAGCTTGTATATTAGCTTGTTGTGCTTGTTGATCTCTAACTGCTTTATCTTTTCTACGCTTCTTTAACATTTGGTTAGCTAACTTTAAATTAGCAACTTCTCTAATGTCAATAGCATCTTCAAGATCTATTTGTCCAGCTTGTAAAGCTATTTGAATATTTTGTTCTAGTACTTGTTTCTGCTCTTCATCTGGCTCTAATTCTAAAAATATGCCAAAGTCATGCATATTTAATTTAGATAACTCTTCTAATGTTCCTACGTTGTATCTAGATATACTAGACATTAAAGACTGTTTAGTCATTGGAAACATCAAAGCATCGGCTATTCTTAATGATATATTTTCACAAGTTCTAAGAGTTAAATATAAACTAGCTTGTAACACGTGTCTTGTAGCTACATTTGAATTAGCAGCAGCTAACTTCTGTAAACCAACTAATGACTGCTTGTCTGGCAATGTACCATCTCTAGCTTCGTTAAGTCCCGTCACATCTCTAATCATTTTTAAGTAATATTCATAGGTCTGTATCAATGATTGTATTTTACCCATGCCACTTGATGTAGCAAGCTCTTGTATTGGAACTTTACCTGGATTCATACCACCGTCTTGAGTCATTGATCTACCAACTATACTACCAGTCTGAAAATACATATTTAATGCCTCAGCTGGATTATAATTAGTGCCATTACCTAAATCTACTTCTGCTAAACCGTCTATATCCATATAAACACCATCAGGCACTACTCTAGACATCACCTGTTGTAGTTTTAAATGCGTTAGCTGTATCATATCAGCAAAACCAGTTATTCTACTTACAATTGATTCTATACGGCCTTTATATAATCTAGGAGCTACGATGTTATAGTTCATATTAACTTTAACAGTGTCAGCATATGGTCTTGTCATGTTCTCAGCCATTTGCCATTTTAACATTTTTTCGTGACCTAATATCTTAGCCCCTGAATATAATACTTCAATTGATCTAAATGCTTTTTTAAAGTTATCACCTTCTGGTGCATCTATAAATGTATCTTGTTTTTCCAATGCTTTTTCAAGTCCACTTGCAGTTTCTTTTATTTTAAATACTTGATTAGTATATGTCTTGTATTCGAAATATAACACTTGTACTGTATCATCATCATAACGACCACTCCAGTTTCTAGTATAGTTTTGGTTGCCTGGATACTTTTGTATTTCTTCTAGTTCGTTAGGTGTTAAGTCAGGAAACTGTTTTTTAAGTTCTGGTAAGCTTATTGGCTTTACTTCACCTACATAATATAAATCTTCAAAGTTAGGATCTTCAGTGTATGAATAAACTAAACTTGCTGGATCTACATAATCAACAGTAACACCTTCAGATCTATTGAAACAAGTTTTAGTAGCTGCAATACCTAGTATGGTTAAATCTTGATTTAATCTTCTTCTAGTTAAGT